GCTACAAGAAAAGACCGTTTGTCGCTCCGAGTTACGACACCGTAAGAGCGAAAGCGCAGCGAATGATGCTTGACGCAATGGAACAAGCTATAAAGGAATCTCTTAAATAATGACAATCTCCGCAGCAGTAACAAGCCGATTGAAAACAGTAGCGGCATTTAATTCAAATGTCTTTCCAGATTCCGCACCGGAAAGCGTTCCTTATCCGTTTTGCGTCTACAAAATGCAATCGGTAGAGCGAACTTATCTTCTGGATGGAAGTACGAACGGCCTACCGGTGGCAAGCTTTCAATTCATGATTTTTGGAACCAACAAAATAGCGGTTGAAGGCCTATCCGTAGAGGTAGGCAACCTTTTCAGCGGTTACCGTGGTACGGTATCCGGTACACAAATTGCAAGCAGCGTCTGGAATAATCAGGAAACAAATGATATCTTTATTGAAGGAAATGATATTCCAGTTTATAGTTATGTTAACAGTCATCTTATCCAATTTGTAGAGGAGTAAGTATTATGGCGATTACAGCTTTTTCCGGTATGGGTACCACGGTTACGATTGGCGGCACCGCATTGAAAGCAACGTCAGTTACGCCGCCATCGCTTAAGCGTGGATCAATTGATGTTACCAACCTGGCAAGCCCTGACAATATAAAAGAATTCGCACCTGGCCTTCTTGAAGCTGGCGATTTTAGTTGTGATTTCTGTTTGCCAGAAGGCTCTGGCCTAGATTCATCGATGGATGAGGCACTATCGGCAGGATATAAAAAGGCAATTACTATTAGTTTTCCTAACGGCGGTTCCGTAACCTTTAACGGCTTCTTAACCGAATTTACGGTTGATGCCGTAGCAGTTGGGGATAATTCCGTCAAAGGAAAACTCACGGTCAAAGCGGTTGATCGCCCTGTTTATGTTTTTGCTGGCTCTTAGTTTTTTTTATTCAAAAGGAGGATTTCATTATGGAAGTTACTAGACAATCTTTTCTCGATTTCGCAAAAAGCGTAGTACGCAAACAGGAAGTCGAAATAGCAGGCTATGGCAAGGTATTTATCCGAGTTCTGAAAGCCAGAGATCGAGACAATTACGAAGGCGCAATTGCAGGCGGCGATAAATTCAACTTCGATAACTTCAGAAGTAAACTTGTTGCGCTCTGTTTTTGCGATGCTCAAGGCAATCGTTTCTTTTCTGACTCCGAAGTTAATTTACTTGGCGAACTGCCTGCCGACCTAGTCAATCAATTGTTTACGGTGGCGCAAGAGCTTAACGGATTTACGACAAAGGCCGTGGAGCAGGCGGAAAAAAACTAAGGGAACAGCCAGCGAAGAGATTTCTTTTCCGGCTGGCTGGACACCTTAAAAAGACGGTTGGCGAAATCCTCGAAACGATGGATTCAGACGAGCTAACGGATTGGATGGCTTTCGCACGTATAGAGCCTTTAGACGGTTACCGCAACGATATTAATTTTGCGAGTCTGCAAAGTTTACTAGGCAACTGCAACCGAGGATCTAGTCAAAAAGCTTTTACCATCGAAGATTTCTTACCGGATTATTTTAAAGAGAACAAACCGGAGCAGACTTCCGAAGATATGGAAAAAAGCTTAATGGCATGGGTCAAAGCCGCAGGCGGAGTAATTAAATAATGGCAACATCAATTTCTAAAACGTCCGTCGCGGTTGGCATGGACGCCAGCGCCTTCAAAACCGGCGCGGATGGCCTCAAAGGTTACTTTGCCGACATTGGCGCCACCGCTGGAAAATTGGTTGGTGTATTAGGCCTTGCAGCGCTCACAATTGGCGGCATTAAGAAGGGTATCGAAGCAAGTTTCGGCAAAGTCATTGCCTTTGAAAAAACATCTGCAATTCTAGAAGCAATCGGCAAAACGGCAGGAGATTCGAAAGAGTCAATAGCTGGCCTAGTAGGTACACTTTCAACAATCACAGGACGCAATGACGAAGCTGGAAAAGCTTTGGGCGACACCGCCAGAAAGATGATGAGTATCGGATTCAGCGCAGCAGAAACCGAAAAGATGGTAAGCAGTTTTTACAAAGTTGCAAAGGCTTCACCGGCGGAAATCGGCGAAACGTACAGCACCCTTGAAAAGCTAGCCTTAAATCTGGATGAATTTGGATTCGTTTCGTTGAAGCAATATAAAGCGGTGGCACAGCTAGGCATTCCAATTATGGAAATCATGGCCGCAAAGCTTACCGAAGTTCGAGGCGTGTTAGTAACCGCAGACGAAGTAGCACATCAACTAAAACAATCACAGGAAACCGGCGGTAGAAGCGGCATTACCACACAAGAGCAATTGCAAGTTGTGGCAAGCCTCGGAGATTCGCAATTAGTCCAGGCACAGATTGACGCGGTTGGCGGTACCTTCGCCGGAGCTATGAAGAAATCTAAGGAAGAGATTTCTTTAATGTTCTTCGAGATCGGTAAGGCAATAAACGCTTTCTTTGGTGGCACGAAAAACTATGTTGCTATTTTCAAAACAATTACTGTATGGGTGAAGGCAGCGCGTGAGCAAGTGGAATTGCTTGCAGGCGTCTTTGCCAACAATCGGCAATGGATCGAAGATTTTAAGCATGGTATCCAAATCCTAGTGATTGCTTTCTTCCGTGGCTTTGAAGTAATGGGCGAACAATTGATGCAATCAAAGGAGATTATAAAAGGTTGGTTCAGTTCGTTTGTCGAAAACATTCCGGCAATTGAGAAAGCTATAAGCGGATTCTTTGCAAATGCTAAAGGCATGGCAAGCGAATTCTTTGCAACTGTTGCTGCTGGATTCACTCAATGGGCGACTTATGGCGCTATTCCGATTGATAAAAGCACCGGCGCAATCAAAGACATGGCAAAGGCAACGGACACCGGCACCGAGCGCGTAAGTTATATGCAAGAGATATTCAAAGGTTTCGGCGAATACATGACCGACTTTTCCAATAACTTCCAAGCGATCTTTAAGGTTTGGGATGTCATCGTAGCTTCCTTTGGCGATGGCGTTTCCAATGTTACAAATATCTGGGAAGGTATGTATGAAATCATTCAAACGATCAAGACCGCAGCGCAAGTAGGATTCTTAGTTATCTACGAGCTAGGCGTAAAGTCAATCAATGGAATACTCAAAGTATTCGAAGATATGGCGGCTTTTACTCAAAAATGGATCGACAAGTTTTCTTACGGATTAGGCAATATTGCAGAAGCTCTTGGCATAGTTGCCAAGGGAACTACCGATGCCATGATGGCGCAAGATAAAGCTAGAGGAAACGTAACATATAACTTGGGCAGAATCAGCGCCAATGGGCTGGCAGAAGGCCGCGCACAAATTCAGGCAGACCACGAAGAACGCCGCCGCCGCGATATTCAAATGTACAACGAACGCAAATTTGGATTAGACAAAGATAAGCCGCAGCCTGGCGAGAAACCAGATTTCGCACGTCCAGGCGGCAACGGAGCTGGTGGCGCAGGCTCGCAAGTTTCAGCGCCTACCATGCTGAACCAAGGCGGTGCCGAGGAATATAAAATGATCCAGGAGCGGCATAATGAAAAGCTTATGGATGGGTCAAAGGAAATGATCGCACTTACGAAACAGCTCCTCGATGTTCAGGTGGAGGCACTGGCGAAGAATTTTAACGCGCGATCAATGACCACAGTTGCACTAATCCAAAGGTAAAATAATGGCAATCACTGACGTAAAAGAAACCTTCGGAAACAGAACACTTGCGCAAGACAGCAAGTACCAAGTTACTATCAATCGGCAATTCCGCGTAATCTCCGACATCATTAATGAATTCATGGTGAATGTTACCACCGCCGACGGCATACCAACGATGTTTGATATTCATCCAGAGTATGAAACGGCCGTCATGGTTGGAGCATCAGCGAAGCAAGACAGCAGCGAACCACGGTCTTGGATCGTCGATTGTAATTATAGTACGAATCCAGACGCAGCTTCACCGAATGGAGCTGGTGGCGGCGTCGAACAAAGTCCAGAGGTGCAGAGCCAGCAAAAGGGCAGTGATCCAGCGAACCGAGTTGAAAATCCTTTGCTCCGCCCTGCCGATATTCAGCTTTCCACAGGCTTTCAAAGTTATGTTATGGAGAAAAGTTTCTCGCCGAGTGCGAGGAAGGTTTGCAACACTGCAGGCGAAATGTTTTCCTCTCCGTTGATGTTCCGCTTTCCATTTCTTATTGTCAATTGCTCAAGGAATGTATTGAACTTCAACATCTCGAATCTGAATTACTACGTTGATCGCACGAATAACGCATCGGTAACATTGTTTGGTGGCACGACCAATATAGCTTCCAAGGTGATTGGCGCAGGCGATTTATTAATCGAGAACATTTCAGCGAATCGAGTTCTTGAAAACAATGTTTCTTATTGGCGTGTAGCGATGGTTCTTCATGTTATTGTTCCTAATTCATGGGTGAATTTACCGGAAAACGCCTCGCCAGGCTTTGACGCAAGGTTAAGAAATGTAGGATTTAACGAAAAGATTTCCGGTGGTACAGCACTTAAGCCGATTACACCAGGCGCAAAGGTGCCTTCTGACTTAGACGAAACAGGCTACAAACTAGGCGATGTCGATCCGATTTACTTAAAGTTTAATGTTCATCCTCGCGGCAATCTTGCTTGGGTGAATAACTTCCTTTCTGCCGGAGCTTTTTAAATGGAAAATGTTTCGTTCACTTTTGAAGATGCTCAAAGAATTTCAGATACTGTTTTAGCGAATGAGCGCAGCAGATACGCCGTTAAACCGGTAGACCTTACCAGTCAGTCAGATGAATTTATTGTTATCTATGTGAGCGCAACGACGAAATTTTCAGACGGTACGCAAGATGGCAACTTAAGTTATTGGAATGAATCAACAAAATTATACGCAGCGTATTCACCAACGCAAACGGTACGAGTACGAGCCGCAAACACCGCGGACATTCTTCCGGTTGGTTATGTTTTCGCAAGGTTTCAAGGTAATACGACAAGGAGCAGCGTAGTAGGGCCGTTGTATATTGCGGTTGGTTGGTACACACCGGAGCCAGTTAGGAACGCAGTAATCGAAGTGGTTACCGATGTTATTTGTACGCCAACAGGAATTGAAGTTTCAACAGTTACGCTTTCAGGGACAGATTACGATAACGCAGTGATCAGGCAATTTCTTGCGCTTTCCGATGTCACGCCATCCTCCTACCTTGGCAATCAAGGCAGAGTAGTTAAAGTGAACGCCACCGCCACGGCGCTGGAATTTGGAGCCATCGGTGAAGGGCCTACCGGAACTACCTTTATTGCTCTAACGGATACACCGAATGTTTACGGATCTAATGCCTATAGCGTTCTAACGGTTGGAAGCACAAACACTTCTATAGTTTTTTCGTCAAATAATGTGACAACGACTAACTCACTCACCGGCGGAGGCAATCCAAATTCGCCAACATGGGCAGCGCTCAAGTTACTTAACGATACCGCAACGCCTGGCAATAATAAATTCTATGGAACCAGCGCCAGCGGAGTTAAAGGCTGGCAATCCATGCAGGCAATGCTCGATGCGATTGATGATTTAACCACCAGAATAGAAATTCTGGAGATGCCGTAATGGATATTAAAACACCTTTCGGCAGCGGAACGCCAGTTGTATTAGACCACGACACAGGCCAGCTTGGAGGCGACCTTCTAAGCACCGCTTTCTTTGGTTCAGCATTCAACCTTTCTTTAAGGGCTTCACACACACAGGCGGCGCTTGAAATTAATCAAGTGATTGTATCCAATCCGCCGTATCAGTATCTAGATTGCCGAGCAGCAACCACGGCTAATATTACCTTAAGCGGAATCCAAACGGTTGATGGCGTAGCGCTAATGATTGGTGACCGTGTGTTAGTCAAGAACCAAACTACAATTTATCAAAATGGTGTCTATTATGTGGCTACCGGTGCTTGGACAAAGTCACCGGATGTAGACTACACCTATCCATCAATGGACGGAAAGATTTTGAAAATCAGTGAAGGCACCACCTACGCAGGCCAATGGGCCATCTTGAATACTGCCGGTGCTTATTCCCCTATCACTTTTAATTTTGTTCCAGAACACTGCCAAACGCTTCTAGC